TCCTAATAATACCATACATTCCATAGCTTTACCGACTGTACAAAGTTGTCCCAGTCCCATGCAATTTATGTCCTTACATTTTGCTAAGTGGAGAGGATCAATTTGGTTCAGGATCAAATTCGTCAAGACAGAATTTCATACAGGTAGAATTTCGATTATGTTTACTCCAACACACAATGGATATGTTCCACCAGCTGTCACTGCATCTATTCAGCCTTACATTTACAAAGACATAGTAGATATTACAGACTTGGATGAGTACACCTTCTGTGTACCTTATCTACATCCTAACGATTATATTTCTACGGACATAAATGGAGCATCTCTATATGGAATAATTGAAATAAGAGTAATTGATCCTCTCATCCACCCCAGCACTGTGTCTCCAGCAGTTAATCTACTAATGGAGTACTGGGGAGGTGAAGATATGGAGTTTGCGCAACCACAGCACAAACCGCACATTTACTTAGATGAAATTCCTATTCAATTACAGTCCGGAATTGGTCAAATTCCCGTAAAAAAGAACTCTTTGGATCCTGCGAAGAAATGCATTGGCGAACGAATTGTTTCTTTACGAGCATTGTCACGAAAATTCTATCCAGTCGCTAGAAGATCTCAGTCAGTTTATCCTTTGGTTAATGCTAAAACTCAGCAACATTTTCTACCATTTGCGTCATCTCATGTAAAAAATGGAGGAGCACAACCTGGGAATTTTGCCGATCTTTACACAGATCTCTGTAGTATGTTTTGCTATTCTAGGGGTGGAGTGCGTTTAAAAGCCACTTCAGCTGTAGACCCTAATTCACCAACTGAGCTTATGTTAAGAGCCCCCGGTTCTATCTCAGCAAACGTTGTTGAAGGTTATTCAGCTGACATGGGTATTACTGTCTTGACGCAAAGACATGTTGCTCACGCTATAGGCTTCGCTACCTTTGGCGCAGTATCTAGTACTGAAAGTTTAGAAGTATCAGTGCCGCAGTATGCATTCCAACAAGCCAGACCAAATTTACTTAGTGGAGCGTCTGAAGTTTATAATTATATTTATAATGTAAACAATGATGCTAATTCTAACGATTCAATCGTAACTATATGGAAGGCTAAGGACTATCTTACTGCAGGACAAGCAGATCAAGACTTAGGTTGGCGTTGGTATAGAGCTTGTGCCGATGATGGAGATTTTTCTTCGTTCATTAGTATAAGACCTATGCTAATCCAAGCTTTGTTTTAATTCATCCCGGCATTCATTTATTGATGTAAGCCCATTTCCTGGAGGTATTCTTTCTTAGATGTTTCTCCTTACAGTGGTGGCACCACTTACAGCTACACCCGTCTCTTTGAGGTTTGTTTCGGGTTACAGTTCCTACGCCCTCAGTTCAAGCGTTTAAACTGGCTCATTTTGAGTTCGTACTTTGTCAAGTATATCTATTCCATTACATTCTTAGTGTCCCTAAGACGTGTAATCTGATTATATGCTTGGGTACCCTATTATTAAAAGGTGGAATTTTTAATAACTTGC